TCTTCTTTACCTCTACCGAAGTAAGATTCCATTTTACCGCGTTCAATGATAGCTCTATCTTTATCGAGTATCCTAAACCCTGTCCTTGTGTCTATATTTTTAAAATCCTCTGCTGCCATTATTAACTATTTGCTACTTTATACACCCTCTGTAAATCATTTGCTTTGTTCACTCCCTCGTTTACTTTAAAGTTATTAATCTTCAATCCATTTTTGTCAGTACCATCATCTGATTTGTTTTGTACTTTATCTTGTTTATATGTAAATGCTTTTATTGTTAAAATATCATTACCCGATTGGAATTTAATATCATTTGTTTCATTAAGTTTACTACCATTCCATGGGTCTCTATCCCATTTAAATCCAAATCTAACACTTGTAAAGCCTGGTGTAAATTCACCTGCATCCGCATCTGCTGTTCTCGGTGGTATTTTGAACGATGATGGTGCCTTCCATCTTGGGTCACCATTGTTAACAGTTACATTTTTTTCTTCCTCTCCGAAGTTTAAGAAAATAACCAATCTATCGTTTCTCATCCAAGAATCAGCATCTCTATTGTTATTTGAATCCCAATAAAGATTTCTATCAGCACTATTATGACTACTATTCCAAATTCTATTCGTTGGTATATACCAAGCTATTTCACCATTTCTTCCTCTATGGTTTGTATCTGAATTTGCTTCAAAGAAATTAGAAACTAAATTATCTTGTTCTTCCTCTTCAAGTTGTTCTTCTGCTATCTCAATCGCTAATAACGATGCTGCCAATCTTGCTTTAATTGCTTCGAATCGTGCTTCAAGTGATACTCTCTCAACTGCCTCTTGAGTTGAACGCTCTATCGCTCTTTGTAATTCAAGAGTTGTATCTTGAAATTGGTCTGATAGTGCTATATATAAGTTTTCAAGTTCTGCAAGAGCCATTTCTGCTGCTATTCTTTGTTCTCTTTCGTTATCTCTCTGAGCAGTCATAGATGCAAGTTGTGCGGTCAAATCAGCAACTTCACCTTCTAATGTTTCTATTCTTGAATTTGCTGCTGCTAAATCTGCAACTACTTCATCATATAAACTTCTTAGTACTACATCGGGTAAATCTTTTCTATTTTTAACAAGTTCATCAACATTGATATCAATAGATTTTTTAATTTCTTCATCAATATATTTGGGAAGTTCTAAAAAGGCAACAGATTCTCCATCCTTACCGTCTTTTGCAAGGTGGATTTGTCGAGTTTCTTGTTCAAAATACTTAACTGTTTCTGAACTACTCTTATCTATTAATTCTTTTGCTCTTTCTTTATCTCCTAATGCCATTATTTAACCACTTCAAAACTTAAATCGTTATCAAAATATTCTACAGAACCACTTCTTTCAACTTTAAATTCAACTTTATATTCTCTGTTGATTTCAAAATTTTTAAGATTAACTTTAAAATAATTACCATTCGCATCGCATGAAAGTTTAGAATAATCACCAAATGGAATTATAATATCGTTACTGTTCAAATCTGTAATTTGATAATACGATGAGGTTGGTAAATACTTAACATCATTATATGCAAATTCGTTACTAAAAGTTCTTGCTGGATAAAGTTCTCTACCATGTACTTCTATTCTTGGAGTAGTATTAACTTTATATGATTTCTTTAATCTTTTACAGTTTATTTTTATATCCTCAGTTAAAGTAATTGAAGATAGTGAACCAGTTTGAAAAACCGAATCATCCCACGCAATTCTTACCTTTGGTTGGTGTATTGTGTGTGTTTCTTTTCCAAAGAACTTTAATTGACCATAATCAATGGTATCATTCTCTTTAGATGATTCGTGTTTGATTATAAAACCTTCGTTTGGAAAAGTACCACTAATCCAACTGTTCATTGCAGATAAAACATTCATACTAATATCTGCACTTTCGTATGAGAATGATTGTGTTGATTCGGAACCAGTATACCAAGTACCACCCTTACCATTAAATGAACCAGTTGTTTGTGGATTCATCGTTCCATTTAACCAATTAGAACCACTTGCTCTATAGTTCCAAGTTACACCATCAGTTGATATATCATCAAATCGTGTACCGATTCCCATTTCCCAAGATTGTGAGATAGGATATGCTTCAATAACATACTGTAAAGGGATTTCTGAAGATTCACATTCTCTTAAAATTAAATCTGCAGCACTCATTGTTACATCACCACTTGCTAATGAAGATGATAATCCATTGATATCAAACTTAATAAGTGTACGAGATATATCTTTTAACGAACCATAATACACTTTAGATACTTCAAGTACCTCATCTAAACCAGTGTTTTGAGATGGTTGTTGTAAATATATGCTTGAATCTATCGATGCTGTAACAAAATAATACATTATATCACTCTCCCCTTTATATCTTGATTTGGAAATTTAAGTTCAAATACTGATGGGTCTAATGAAGGATAAATAATTTTACTTCGTGTTGCCTCTTCAAAGTTATATGAACGAGGAGAATAGTTACCACCACATTTATTTGTAAATACTAATTTAGCAACCGATACTACACCTTCTTGGTTTGCCAATATTAACTCAACTTCATTAATGTTTATAGTATCGTTAAATGTCCAATTGTCAATGTTAAAATAATCTTTTAATGCGAGATTACAGTTAGTAAGTACTTCTCTTCTGTTATACCCGCTTAGGATAGATATATCGAACTCTATTGCAAAGTTTATAATATACCCATCTACAATGTTAATCCCATCACTAATCATCTTATATTGATTAATGTAGGTTTTTAAATTTTCTTTAATAGCAGAATTTATGGTTGTTAAATTTTTATTTGTATTATATCCAAGAGTATAAATGTTAATACTAAATGGATTTGAACCATCATTTGCTTTGTTAATATTTGATTTTACAAAATTATCTAATTGGTTTATTGCCTTAGCATCATCTAAGGTTTGAACTGATTTTGCTAAATCAAGAAATTCTTTTTGTTTCTTTGGTTGTGCAATAAGACCACTTGGTGAGTTTTGGTCTAACTTACTATCTTGTACAACAAATGCTTTAGCAACCGAACCAAACTTTGCTGGCATTGCAAGAGCACGAACTGTATAATCTTCTGCAGTTACTGCTCTGTTTTGTGCTCCAAAATATGCTAATGAGTTTTCTTTTATTTCAGTTATTGTTTCTGCACCCCTACCACCAGTAGCAGGAATTTCATTTTCACAAGCAATAGAATTGATTACAGTATTTCTTAGTAGTAATTCTTCATCTGAAAAAGATGCAGTATCATCTTCAAACTCCACTGCAGTGATTTGTTTTATATCACCTTTTTTAACATTTGAACTAATACCACCACCAACAAAATACTTTACTGTAATTGTTGTATTGGTTGGTGATTGACCATATGATTTTGTTTTTAAGAAATTTGCAGGGTCATAGTACTCATTTAATCTATCATCACTACTTACTAATCCTAAACCAATGTTATCAAAGTTTGGAATAATTAATTCATCATTAGTATTTCCATCACCAGAACCAAACTGTATTGTAGTTGTGAAATCCTCATTTACTACTGTCGTAAATCTTCTTGAGGTTTTTAAAGTTCTTAGTATAGATGGAACATCTTCTCTGAACTGAAAGAAATCTGGTTCATTTGCTGCAGTATTTGGATAATCTACAAAAACCATTTCTTGACCTAAGTAAGGTACTTCATAGTATTTGTTTGAGTTAGCATCTCTAACATCGTATACTGAAATTACATCTGTATCATCTAAATCTATTTTAGCAAAATCACTACTTGGGCCAAAGGAAACATCTTTTTCTTTTAATACTGCAGATATTGCTTTTACAATTTTCTTTACTAAGTAGAACTCTGGTTCACCAGTAGAGGCGTTCCTTGAATATACTGTTATCTCTCTTCCTTCCGATTCGTTAAAATCTAATAACTCAGTAGTTACAAAAGTTACACCATTTGTTGATGTGGTTTGCATTCCTTCTTTTATTCTAAGATAAAATTTAGTATCTGGTTCATAATCATTATTTGTACCAGTTTTATATTTTGAAGGAACAAGTTGGAATACACTTATTTCTGTTACTGCAGGTGCAGTTACTTTAGTTTTATATCCAAGATATTTTGCAAGTGCCAATACATTTCTTTTATCTTCTGCGTATGGCATTAAGGATTCTTTTAATGTATCATCTATATAATATCCAAGAACATCTCCAATATAAGATGCCATTTCTATAAACATCATACCAGGTGATGATTCATTAAAATCCGCATGGGTTTTAGGAAAATATGTTTTTGCAAATTCAATTAGATTCTCTCTAAATGATTTAAAATCTTTATTAAGATAGTTAATTGACTTTCCTTTATCCCTAAAATTATTATTTACTTTATTATTTATTGCCATACTATCCGCCTACTGTAAATGTTACCGAGTTTAAATCTAAACTATCGCCAACCTTAAATTTAATTTCTACTCCAACTCTATTGTTGTCTTTATTCTCGTCGTTCATGTTAACATCAATATCTTCAATGTTAATATATGGTAACCAAGTTGATACCGATTCTGTTATTGTATCAACTAATTTTCCTTCGAATTCTTCATCGATTGGTTCAAATAATAAATCTTGTAAACCACTACCAAAATTAGGTTGTAAAACTCTTTCACCTTTTTTAGTAAGTAGTAAGTTTTTAAGGTTACTTCTTGCTTGGTCAAAGGTTGTAAGGTTTTGTTCGAAAAATCCACCATCACCATTTTTTAATGGTAATGATAATCCTACTGCATAGTCGTTAAACTCTTCAGTATCGATTACAACTTTTTTGGATAGTTCGTAAGCCATTTACTAATCCTGTCCAGGTCTCCAATTTTTATTTTTATCAAATGCTTTTACTAAAGCACTGTTATCTCTATTTAATACTCTATCTAATCCAGCCAATCCTGTCTGAACTCCTAAACCTTGTTTTTGTCCTCCCATACTTCCTACATCACCATAACCCATCTTTGCTGCCATAGAAGTTTGTAAGTTAGGAGGAACACCTCCTCCCATTGGAACATCTTGTGTTCCTAAACTAATAGTTTTATCCATATGTTCAAACCCTTTTGCACTAGCAATTGCTTCGTTTAATGCTGGATTCTTTGCATATGTTTTTTTCTCTACTTGAGTTCTATCCTCATCCAATACAGCGTTTGCAAGAGAAAATGGGTCAATCTCTTTTTGTTGAGTAGTTTCTTGCACCACTTTTTTGTTGAGTTTTTTGTTTACTTCTTCACTTAAAATTTTAGGAAAAGTTTTGGTCAGAAAGTGTTCGTGTTTTTTCGCAACTTCAACTTCTACCAATGCCTTAACCAGTTTTGCTATTTTTTTCGCGTTCATAATTGTTCTCGTTTACTTTATATAAATATCTATTATTTTATTTTTGATGATTATCCAGGTATACTATATCCAGTCCAATTAATAATACCAGGGGCAGGAGTGGGTGCAGGAGCAGTTGGATATAATGATGTTGTTACTATTAGCCCTTGAATCGTTGGTAAGTGAGTAATTATACCTAATGTTAAAGCATCAATCCATGCAGTAGGTGATGTTGTAGGTGGTGTTGGTATA